CATGCTGACATGGTTTTTTTCTTGGTTATTAGGTAACAAGTGAGGTATGTATGGCAGAAGAAAATAAAGAATCGGCAAAGGGAGCATTCATTGAAAAATTGCTCTTTGCTTTGCTTCCTTTGCTCATAGGTTGCACTGGGTATTTGATCCAAGCACTTGGATCAATTCAGCACGATGTAACGATTTTGAACAGCAAGGTCAGTTTGGTTGTCACCTCTGACAACAAGCAAGCATCTAACACCGGCGCAGAATTAGCGCGTGAAAAATTACGCCAAGATCTTGGTGCTGAAATCCAAAAGAATCGTGATTCAATTGCTGAGAACAGATTACACATTGCCATCTTAGAAGAGAAGATTGGTGTGTCTAAAAAAATCAAACCATTAAAACAAGGGGGTGAGTAATGTTTCCATTGACTGCACTATTTGATGTCGGCATGAAAGTGCTCGACAAATTTATTCCAGACCCAGAAGCAAAAGCAAAAGCACAGCAAGAACTTTTGAAGATGCAACAAGAGGGGCGTCTGGCTGAACTCAATGCTGACAACATTGAGGCGCAAGAAATTACCAAGCGCCAGCAAGCAGACATGGGCAGTGACTCATGGCTGTCTAAAAACATCCGTCCTATGACGCTGATTTTTATCTTGATCACATACACGACCTTTGCAATGATGTCAGCCTATGGCATCGACACGAATCAAAAGTATGTCGAGTTGCTTGGTCAATGGGGCATGCTGATCATGTCGTTCTACTTTGGCGGTCGCACGCTTGAGAAGATCATGGACATGCGTTCTAAGCAACCAGCAAAGGAATAATCATGGCATTCATACTTTCACAAAAAAGCATTGCTCGCCTTGATGGCGTCAAAGATCCATTGATCGATGTAGTCACCCGCGCAATTGAAATCAGCACAGTCGACTTTGGTGTCACTGAAGGTTTGCGCACCATGGAGACTCAGCGCAAATATGTCGAGACTGGCAAAAGCCAGACGATGGAGTCAAAGCATTTGACCGGCGACGCTGTCGACCTGGTGGCGTATATCGATGGCCAGGTGTCATGGGAACTCAATCTGTATGACAATATCGCAGACGCAATGAAGCAGGCCGCGATTGAGAAAAATGTTGCTATTCGCTGGGGCGCCGCATGGAATGTGCCGGACATCCGGCTGTGGCGCGGCACGATGGAAGAGGCCATGAACCACTACATCGATGAGCGTCGCAAGCAAAACAAAAGGCCGTTCATTGACGGCCCGCATTTTGAATTAGTTTGAGTTGTCTCCATCCCGTCTGGCATAAGCAGTTGCCTACTCCTTCACGACGGTTAGCCCCAGGGTTTGCGCCCTGGGGTTTTTTTTCTACCTGGGTGCGCATGTGACATCGATGACGATGTCTGCTGAGTACCCGTTGACTTTGCGTTTTCCATACATCATGACGGCGCGAAGACCTGTTGTTTCACATTCACGGACCGCAGTGATAACTTCATTGCGGCTGAGTGAGTGAATCTGTTTATCAAGAATCAACTCCTGCTCGACTGGGGTGGGTGGCATCGGCTTGTTACTCGAGCACCCACTGATCCAGCCAAGGGAGCAGACAATCAGTACAGTGATCATTCTGTTCCTCATGGCTTTCCTTATTTGTTGTCAGTGGTAAATCGATTGCTTTTCTCGAAAGCCTCGACATCGTCAATGCGGTAACGCACCTCGCTGTTTCGGCCATCGCCCAGTTTGATGTAGGCCGGTCCGATGTTGGCCACCCGCCACTTGCGCAAGGTGTTATCGGCGACCTTCCATCGCTCGCACAATTGTTTAGGCGTCAGTAGCTGGGACATTTGCCACCTCCGCTTGTGTGATCTCGCCAGTTGCCTGGTCAATGACATCATCTGCCGGCTGGCCCATGGAGGCCTTCAGGCGGCTCAAAGGTGCTTGTTGGGCCTCTGGCATTGGCGTGATGTTTACAGCCTCTCTGCGCTCGATCTGGACGAATCCTGATGCCTCGTTGTCGTTGGCGATAACCTGGTCAAGATCCGCGCTCGATGGCAGGCGTTTGGCCATGCGACGAATCACAGTCTTCTTGGCCATCTCATCCCACCAATCAGCCCATGGGCCGAACTTGCCTGCGCGGCTTGATGCTCGCACCTTCTCGACATCGGACACGCTCATCACCTCGCGGTAGATCGCGCCGTCCTTGGTCTTGGCCACAGCGTACACAGCGATTGGCTTGCCGCGATCCTCGCCCAGGAATGGACGGTGAACGATGTTCTCGTTGTCGCCAAGTTCATATTCGAAGTGGTCCTTGTCATAGGCCACCTGCGCGCTGATGCTGGACAGTTCGCCAGAGTTGCGGATCTTTTTCAAGATGCCGCCGACCATGGGCATGTACTGGACCTTCTTGCCTTCTTTCGTGTTGAAGATCACGGGCGCGGCTTCACGGCCATCCAACAGCAGACCATCTTGTGCGGCCTTCATGCATGCGCCCAGCAAACTGCGGCGATCGGCACTCAGCAGTTCAGGGTTCATTTGCACTGCTGTCAGCGTAGTGCGAATGAACTTATCGACCGGGATCTGTGGAGGCAGTGCGGCCTGGAATTCTGGTTGCATTTTTACCAGGGTGCCACGCATTGCTTCGATGGGGCTGAGTTCTGTTCCTGTAGTCATGCTTGTGCTCCTTCAAGTTTCAGTTGGTCTTGCTCTGGGATCATGCTGGCCACCTCGAGTTTGATGCCGTTGCTCATGAGCGTAGCGACATCGATGGGCCTGGCGGCTTCTACCTGGTACATGCGGCCTGCGATATGGCGCAGTGCTTGTGCCTGGCTGATGGCTTGGACCAGGTAGGCTTTGTCATTGCTGACGACTTTGTAAATGCGTTGTTCGGTTGCCATGGTTAGATGCCTTTCTTTGGATAAAAACGGAAACTGCGGTAGCCCTCGGTTGCGCCGATGACTGTGCCGACCATCTCAGGCGTGATAAGAGTGCCTGATCGGCCTTTGACTTGCCCCGTCGATAGCGAGCCAAAACTGGTGAGAACTTTGCTGGCGCGGCCAATGCGCTCCAAGATCTCTGCACGCTTTTGGTCTTTGATCTTTTCCAGATCGCTGTACTCTCTGCGCACAAATTCAAACTGCTTGATCATGTCCTCGAGTTCATGGTCAGCCTCGGCCACCAATCCCTCGTCTGCGCCGTTGCGCAACTGCTTGATGATGAACTCAGCGTCGCGGGTGTAATCGGCTGATGGCGCGGTGTTGGACTGCACGCGATTCCAGAACTCGCTGGTGCGTTCGCGTATACTTTTGCCAATGTCCCGATCGCGATTTCGGAGGACTATCTTTTGCTCGTTGCCACCGACAAGCGCCACGATCGCGCACCAGTCGTAGTCGGCAATTTCCATTTGATGCTGGACCTGCAACTCGATGTGCTCTGGCGCCTCGATGTTGCCATTGCCGTCATCGATCCAATTTTTTTGGTACTGGACCCAATCCACATTCTTGACCTCGAGAATGCCGGGGCCATTGGCGCTGGACTTGATCTCAAAGTCAAAGCTGGACCCGATGCGTGCGGCCTGGTCGCGCATGTACACATTGAACTTGGCAATGTTCCAGCCCATGTCTTCAGCGGCGCCGTGCGCGATAGCTGACTCCAGGCGGTTGCCCCATTTCATGCGCTCGTTGGGTTCAAACTTTACGGTCACGCCGTCGCGCTTTTGGTGAAACAGTTCGAACTCGGTCAGGTAAGGCGACAAGCCAAACAAGGCCGACACCTCGGTGCTGGTCACATCCTTGGCCCGTTCGGCAAGCCACTGCTTTTCACTTTCAATTTCGATTCTCTGAATAGTCATTAGTCATTCTCCATGTGTTCATAAATCAATTCCTGGATCGCATCCTCATCTTGCGCTGTGAGTTTTTTCTCAAGCCACTTGGCGCGGTAGCCTTTGCGGTCCAGGATCTCAAAGTCCCCGGACCCACCCTCTGCTGGGTAGCAGTTCTCTGGTGGGCCGGAGATATACGCGGGTGTGTAGCCCTCGTAATCGGTGACGCCGACAATGCAAGGGATGCCGCAAACGCGGTGCTCGATTTCGGCGATGTAGTTGTTGCGCTTCACAGCATCACCTTGAGTTCTTCACCTTCGTCGCTGTGTGAATAGCATGTGATGGTGATGGCGTGGCCACGCTCGTCGGTGATGGTGATGTCTCGCGTGTACAGCGGAGTGTTGCCATTGATCTCGCGAACTTCGCTGATGACGATTGACTTGGTGTTGTGTATGCTGATGTCTGCCATTTGTATCTCCTTGTGGTGATGCGTTGAAATTATACTCCAAATCGTTGATGTAGTGTCAACGACTATTTTCGACAATGTCGCCTGCCGCGATCCAAAGGATGCGCTGGATGTTCTGCTCGTGGTCGGCCAACTCCTGGTCATCCCAAGCGCCGTACTCGGCCAACTCTTTGCGCAATGCCACCGGATCGATGCGCTCCAACTGGCGACGGATCTTGCGGTTGTTGGATAGCGCCTGGACATCGTCGTCGCATTGGCCCTGGTGCGATGCTGACTGAGCCTGCGCCATGGTCATCTCGATCTCGATCGTGCCGTGTGAGGATGTGAACCACATGATTAACCTCCCACCTTGACGAACTCGATCTTGCCCAGGGCTTTTGCGGCCCGTAGCAGGCGGCTTTCTTCTGCGGGCAGGCAGTACCCATCCTCGATCAGGCGCTGGGCCTGACGGCCAAACCAGCCTTGCAGTTGCCAGGCCAGGCCGGTGTCAATCAATGTCTGCCAGGCCTCGATGACTTGGTCGTTGCTGTCTGCTTCAATGAAGCCTTCTGCGATGCCGGTTGCTGTGTATGAATCCATGGTGATCTCCTTAAAATGGTGCGTCTGGTAATTGGCTGATGTCAAACTTGGGTTGGCGAAGACGGGGCACTTTGCGCGTGATGTGCGGGTAGGACGGCTTGTCCCAGACCCAGCGCACCACGGCGCCCTCGTCATCAAGAATGCCGTACTGGGTCAACATTTTTTCTGTTGATAACTGAGTCAAGTCGCGTGCCTTGCTCGGCATCTTTGAGGGTGTCAAACCCACGCACGCCACAGTCGCGCTCGTCGTCAAAAACAAAGTCGCTGTCCAGGGTAACGATGATGCTGTTGCCGTCGGCACGCTCGTCATCGATGTGCGCTACCCACAAACGGTTTGCAATTTTGGTGATCGTGTTCATGTTTGCCCCCTGATTAGCGTGAAGTTGTCTTGATGCTGAACACAGCGGTGGTGCTGGTGTAGGCGGCGATATTGTCAGCGCTGATGCCAACATCTGCGGCCAACTTTTTCCAGTCGGTGACGGCGCGGTTGGACTCGATGTATGAAGCCTTGAACAAGGCGCCTTCGAATACTGTCGGACCACCATTGCTGGCCAGGTCTTTCATGGCGTCCTTGAGGGCGTCTGCTTGCTTGGTGAGCGTGGCGATCTGGGCGAGCAGTGTGCCGAGTTCGTCAGCAGAAGCGGGGGTGGTGTTGATTGCAGTCATGATTCTCTCCATTGTCAAAACAGTTAAAGGGTGCAGGCGTTGGGTTAATAAGCCTGCGTCCGGATCTTTCCCAAAATGTCGTCACGGCCATTTAGCTAACTCTGTCAGGCCAGGTGGCCATCGCTCGGTGCTGAATGCGGTATCGTTTTTTCGTCCGATGTGGTGATCTTACATCAACACATATCCACAACGCAATACCTTTTCCGAGTGATTTATGTGGGTATTCGTTCCGCCCAGGTAAATCAAGGGTTCACAAGGTGTTGCGCCTGTGTCATCATTGAGGGATGAACAACACTTTCAATCACACATCGCCAGTTGAACTGGCCATTGACATGTTTGGCGGGGTACGAAAACTCGCCCGTGCCCTCAATCGCGATCCTGCCGCAGTGTCTCGCTGGCAAAAGACCGGCATCGTGCCGACCTCTGTACAGCGGCGCCTGCTGGAATTAGCCTGGGAGCGTGGCATCGACATCACCGCGCACGACATTGTGTTTGGGCGCGAAGTCAATGATTGAGTTCACGCTGGGCTGGCCACCGTCGGAATTGTCTCCGAACAAGCGCCTGCACTGGTCTAAGGTTTCGAAAGTCAAAGCCTCCTACCGTACGGCGTGCTGGGCCATGGTGCTCGAGCAGGCGGGGGCCGTAAGACCCGACATTGCTGGCAATCTGCACCTGGTGCTCGAGTTTGTTCCGCCCGACCGGCGCAGTTACGATCGCGACAACCTGGTGGCCAGGATGAAGTCTGGCCTTGACGGCGTCGCTGATGCGCTCAAGATCAACGACAAACAATTCACAACACTGACTGCACGAGTGGACGCGGGGCAGATCGGTGGTTTTGTACGCGTCCAAATTTCGAAGGAATCCAACACATGAACATTGCAATACTGACCGGCAACCTGGGGCGCGACCCCGAACTGCGCCAGCACAACGGCGACAACATCCTGAATTTTGCCATCGGCGTGGCCATCGGCACCAAAGACAAACCCGAAACCATGTGGGTCGACTGCGCACTGTGGGGTAAGCGGGCAACCAGCCTGCAACCGTACATGGCCAAAGGCCAGCGCGTTACCGTCAGCGGCCCGATCAAACTTGAGGAATACAAAGCCAAGGACGGCACGCCAAAAACTCGCCTGCGCCTTTCTGTGGACCAAGTGGACCTACCTCCAAAGGGTGATGCGCCAGCACGGCCACAGCAAACGCAACAAACGCAACAGCCTGCCGGTGACATGGCAGACATGGACGACGACATTCCATTTTGAGGTACCCAATGAAAACCTATGAAGACTTTGTGCGCATTCGTGGCTGGGCGCACCAGCGAAACCTGGTGTCCGGCAGTTCACCTGACAAGCAATTCACCAAACTGATCGAGGAGATCGGTGAGTTGGCCGCAGGCCTGGCACGCAAGGATGAGGTCAAAGTGATGGACGGCATTGGCGACGCAGTGGTGGTTTTGACCATCATGGCCGAGCAGATGGGGTTCAGCATCGAGGCCTGCATCGAGATGGCCTACGACGAAATCAAGGACCGCAAAGGTCGCATGATCGACGGCGTTTTTGTGAAAGAAGCCGACCTGTAAAAAAATCCTTGACACATCCTCTTGGTATTGGTTTAGAATTAGAAAACCATCAACCAAGAGGAGTGTTAAATTGGATTCCCCCCGTATCAATGCCGCGAAAAACGGCGAGCGCAAGTACACCGGTAAGCCCTGCAAAGCCTGCGGAGAGACACTGAGGTACACCATCAACGCGGCCTGCGTTGCATGCACCAACAAAGCCAAAGTCAAGAGCGATGACACGATCCGCTCATTGCTTGACCAGGCCAAGGCAGGTGCGTGATGCACTTCTACTCATTCAACATCGGCGACTACATAAGCCACACCCGGCACCTCACGGTGATCGAGGATTGTGCTTACCGTCGTCTGCTCGATCTGTACTACCTGCACGAACAAGCGTTGAACGAGTGTTCAACGACCGTTGCACGGGCGATCAACATGCGCGATCACGAAGACGAAGTCGGTGCTGTGCTCGAGGAATTTTTTGAACTTGTGGATGGGTCCGGATGGGTCAATCGCAGGGCAGATGAAGAGATCGCGAAGTACCACAACAGGCTGGAAGCCGCATCTAGAGCGGGTAAGGCGTCTGCTGAACGCAGGTCCAACGCTCGTTCAACGACCGTGCAACCAAACAATAAACAAGAAACAGTAAACATAAAACAGGAAACAAGTATTACTACAAGGGACAAGCCCTTGTCCTGCCCTGATGGTGTAGCACCTGAAGTCTGGGATGGTTTCATCAAAGTGCGCAAAGCCAAGAAGGCGCCAGTTACACAAACGGCCATGGTTGGAATCGAGCGTGAAGCGCGCAAAGCAGGCTGGTCACTCAATGCCGCATTGACCGAATGCTGTGCAAGGGGATGGGCAGGGTTCAAGGCAGATTGGGTTGCAGACAAAGGCCCGCAGAAAACTCAGCACCAACTGAACAACGAAGCGATGGCCAGGTCAATCGGCTTGATCCCAAAGCATGACGAATACCAAGGAAACATCATTGAAGGAGAAATCTATGAATCAGAACCAGCCACTACCAAGCGCTTGGGTTGAGAAAATCTTCGCCCGCATGCAAGGTGTCTACGGTCGAGAGTTTCTTGGCCAATACGGTACAGGCATGGTCAACGGGATCGACGCAGGCATCGAGAACGCCAAGATTGTCTGGGCTGATGAACTCAGCGGTTTTGCAAAGTGGCCAGAGGCAATCGGCTACGCACTCGAGCACTTGCCTGAACGCGTGCCCAACTGCATCAAGTTCAAGGAACTATGCAGGAATGCACCACGGCCAGAGCCAGCGAAGTTGGAATACAAATTGACCGATGAGCAATTGGCCCAGAACAAAGCCAGGGTCAAAAAGATGATGGAAGAACTGCGTCAAAAGATGGCAATACCAAAGGAGAGAACATGAGCATGATCAAAACAATTTCGATATGGCTTGCATTGCTTGCCGCATTTTTAATCGTCAACCAGATGGATTACGAAGACGCCGTCAAGGAAGAGCAACACTACTGCGACATGGTGCGTGAAGGCCACTGGCCAGCGTACAAGCCTGAGATCGATTGCAAGCGCATCGATCAAGAGCATATGGTCAGAGGCATCAAATTGTGAGAAAGCGAAGCAAGTACAGGCCAAAGCCATTGCCAGTGTTGCCAAAGGTTTTTCGCCACAACAAAGAGGCCGAGGTCGATCTGCAATTTATACCGCACATGGAGTTGCAGAAGTTCAAGACAGGGGACGCTGATGAGTACACATGGAACACGGTGTGCTTTCGATTGAACTGGGGTTATGTGATGTCCGGTGACCACTTTGATTCTGTCGAGGCACGCGAACTGATGGAGCAATCACTGGCCGCAATTAAGTCAGTCAAAGACAGGCACGAGCGCACAAGAAAGTGGGGCACAACCGGCGAAGAGTTCAATGTAATTGGCCACGCTTTGAACTTGACCGATGACATGCAATTGAACACAACCAGAAGACAGCAAGAGGAATCATTGAACACATTGCTGAGACTTAACGAACTGAAGATTGGAGGAAAGTTTTGACATACGGAAATGCAGACCAAACCTACCAGGACAGGCAGGGCGTCGGTGTCAACATCGGCGAAGAGATGTTTGAGCAATGGTGCGAGCGCAATGGGTGGAATTGCACGCGACTGGGCTTTGATGAGAAGTTTGCCAATGTGGGCGCCTTCTACAATCTCAACCCAATACTGCGCAACATGCCAGACTATGTGATCCAGCGTGATGAACGCACCTTCGTGGTCAATGTCAAAGGCACAGCCAACATCAAAGAAAAAGAGCGCTTGCTCTTGCCGCAATTGATCGAGGCCTACTCAACGCAAAAGGCGCCGCTGATCTACATGTTCAGCATTCGCAATCAGCGCATGAAGTTTGCAGAGGCAGAGCACATCATCGAACTGTATGACATCGAGTCAGACAAGAAGTGGCACGACGGTGTTGTGTATCGAACCATTCGACTGGAGTATGTGCGATGAACATTGGGCACATCATGATGGTCATTGGTGAACTGATGATCGGTGCAGGAATGGGTGTCGCACTGATCGGTGTGGCAGTATATTTTTATTTTGAGGATGACTTATGAAATTCGCACGAGTATTTGATGTGGTCCGATATGGCC